ATAATTCCTTCGGGATATGTGCACAGTGTGGGCCTAAAGCGAGAGTGGAGGGCCCACAGAAACAGTTATTATGGAAAGATACATAGAATTTTTTAATGGATATAGGAATGCCTACGGTGTAGCTGATTTCAATCACCAGGATTCCAAAGTAGATTCTGAGACAGGTAAAAAGAAACCTGTGTACAGATGGAACTTCGAAGAACTTACTAACGATATATATCAACAACACATAAAAGGTGAACTATCTATTGGTATACAACCATGTACAGAAGACTCAGAAGTAAAATTTGGAGTCATAGATATAGATCCAAAAGACTATGCAGACTTCAGTAAAAAAGATTACATAGATATTATACAACAATACGAATTACCTTTACTACCAGTAGAATCTAAAAGTGGTGGCCTACACTTATTTATATTTATGGATAAGTTTACAGATGCATCACTAATCAAATCATTCTTAACAAACTTATTATCTTTATTTGGACTTAAACAAGACACAGAAATATTTCCAAAACAAACACAGCTAACAAAAGATAGTGAGACAGGACAACTAAGACCAGGACAATTTATAAACCTACCATACTTCGGCGAGGAGCGTAAAGCTTTAAACGTTGATGGTACCAAATTCACCTTGGATCAATTTATAGAAGTGATCAGTGCAAACCTGGTTACCAAAGAAAGACTGAAAGAAATTACAGAAGGAATCGAAAACAAAAGTATGGAAGGTGTCGACGAAGAATTTATAGAAGGTCCACCATGTCTAGCAGCAATATCTAAAATAGCAAACAGATCAGACTTTGATGGTAAAGATAGATTTATGTATAACTATCATGTCATGGTTAAGATGAAATATCCAGACAACTGGGAACAAAAAGTTATGAATGCACCAGTAAAATATTTTGCAGGTCAACATGCTAATGCATGGGATAAAAAATTTTTAGGACAGAAAGTAAAATCATGGAACAGAAGTAGTAAAGGTTATACTTGTACTGAGAGTCCATTGAGTGAGCATTGTAAAAAAGGTATTTGTGTTAAGAAAAAGTTTGGAGTCTTGCGTGGAGCAAAAGGTTCTTATCCTGTATTAACTAATTTAAAAAAGATAGACCTAGATCCAGAACCAGAGTACGAATTCGATGTAACAAAACCAGATGGTATTAGCACAGCTACGGTACACTGTAGAACTGTAGAACATTTAAACGATCAACGTAAAAGAAGAAATGCAATATCAAAAGCTGCAGGATTTTTTCCACCATTAATCAAAGGTGAAGAAGAGCAAACAGTTATGGATGCTTTGTATTCAACACAGAAAGTTGTACTACCACCTGTAGGTACATCACCAAAAGAAAAACTACACGATGTATTACATGCAAAAATAAATGGACCCAAAGCTACGAGTGATGCTGCATTTAAAACTGGATCTGTATTGATAGAAGGTGACTATGCATACTTTAAGTTTGAAAAGTTTTACGACAAACTAAAAGCAAAGAACTGGAAGTATAGCGAAGATAAAACAGGACGTATGATGCAGGTTACATATCAAGAATGTGAAATAGAATTTTTAGAACAAAAAAGATTTCCATCAAAAGAAGCAGGTAAATATAACTCATCAACAAAAAATATAATTCAAATTAATAGAAAGACGTTTGAGGAGGTGCCTATACACCACACTAAAACAAAACACAAGACGGATATATTATGATCAGTAGAAAATTATTCGGGCCTCCGGGAACAGGGAAGACAACCAAACTATTAAAGTATGTTAAGACATTCTTAAAACTAGGTACACCTATAGATAAGATAGGATACTTTGCATTTACTACCAAAGCTGCAAACGAAGCAGTAGACAGAATGTTAGATGCATATCCAAAATATCAAAAGAAAGATCTTAAACATTTTAGAACGCTACACTCACTAGCTTTTAATCAATTGGGTATGAAGAAAGCTCAGGTTATGCAGGACGAACACTACGAAGATATTGGTAGAATTCTTGGTATTGAAGTTACAGTTTATTCTGGTGGTGAAGAGACTACAGGTTTTATAAATTCTGATAGCGAATACTTTAATCTGATTAATGCAGCTAGAATAAAAAAGATGAGTATAGAAGAAGAATACAATACAGATATGTATTCACAGGATATGGACAAACGATTGCTTCAGATTATTTCTGATGAAGTAGATAACTACAAGCGGGCGTATGGCCTGGTGGACTTCACAGACATGATTGAAAAGTTTATTGTGTCAGGATTGTGTCCGAAATATGATGTAGCATTCGTTGATGAAGCACAGGATTTATCACCGATACAGTGGAAAATGTTCAATATTATCAAGGAAAATAGCAAATATGTTATACTAGCAGGCGATGATGATCAAGCGATTTATGGCTGGGCAGGCGCAGATGTAAAAAAATTTCAGCAAGAAATTTCAAAGAAAGACATAATTTTGCCACAATCTTACAGGGTTCCGCAAACTGTACAAACTATTGCAGATAAGATTCTAAACTTAATTCCAGATGACAGAAGAATAAAAAAGAATTGGAAAGCAAGAGAAGAACAAGGCACTGTAAATTATATTTATGATACAGCAGATGCACCACTGGACCAGGGAACATGGCTAGTGTTAGCAAGATACAACGATAAATTAAACAGACTTAAACCTACACTAAAAGAACGTGGTATATATTTTGAATTCAAAGATCGTAAGAGTTACAAAGTAACCTTGTTTAGAACTATTCTAAACTACACACGTTGGACCAAAGGTGATGACTTATCTTTATCAGAAGTAAAAGATATATTTGAATACACTGGTACAGATATAGAAGTTACAGAAGAAAGAATGTATGATTTAACAGAGTTTGGTTTTAATAAAGACACACCCTGGTATGATGTGTTTGAATCAGACTACGAAGAATGTTTATACATACGAGAAATGTTAAGTAATGGTGAAGAATTAAACAAACCACCAAGAGTAAAACTATCTACAATACATTCAGCAAAAGGTGGTGAAGCTGACAATGTATTATTAATTTTAGATAATACAAAAACAATACGAGATGCAATAGAAAAAAGTTTAGATAAACAAGATGAAGAACACAGAGTTTGGTATGTGGGGGTGACACGAACAAAACAAAACTTATACATCATGGCAGCAAAAAAGGAGGATCAAGGTTATGACATCGAAAGTTTGGGATAAACAACACGGAGGATCACACTATCAAAAATATAAAATTCAACCAAGTAAGTTTGTAGTAGAGAATGAATTGCTATATCCTGAAGGTTGTGCTATAAAATATATTATCAGACATCGTGATAAGGGAAAGAAGCAAGATCTATTGAAAGCAATACACTTTATAGAAATGATAATCGAGAGGGACTATGCCGAGGAAAGCAAGGATAGTTAAACATATTATGATTGCTAAACATAAATTTATATTAGAAATATATTTAGCATTGGAAGGACACAAAGATATATCATGGGAAGTGTTTCCATATGATTGTGATGCATCTCTGTATGCTTTTAGTAATAAAAAAAGATTAGAAAACATAGTGGAGAAAAAATATTTATATGAAAATACCAAAGTTTGAAGCACCTACTGAGTGGTTAAAACCCACAGAGTTTCCGGACCTGCGTGATGTAGATGAGATAGCAATTGACCTGGAGACAAAAGATCCTGACTTAATTAAAAAAGGATCTGGTTCTGTAATAGGTAATGGTGAAGTTATAGGTATTGCTGTTGCTACAAAATTTTACAAAGGATATTTTCCAATTGCACACGAAGGTGGTGGTAACATGGATAGATCAAGAGTCTTATCTTGGTTGAAAGATGTACTCGAAGCCCCATCAACAAAAGTTTTTCACAATGCTATTTATGATGTTTGTTGGTTACGGGCAATGGGATTTAAAATAAATGGTGACATAGCCTGCACAATGATAGCTGCAGCGTTGACCGATGAGAATAGATTTAGATATGATTTGAATAGTTTATCATGGCACTATCTTGGTTATGGTAAGAACGAAGCTGCACTTGCAGAAGCTGCAGAAGAATGGGGTATCAATCCTAAATCAGAGATGTACAAATTACCTGCTATGCATGTTGGTGCATACGCTGAACGTGATGCTGAAGTTACACTTGGTCTCTGGCAAGAGATGAAAAAAGAAATTATCAACCAGGACCTAGAAGATATATTTGACCTGGAGTCTGATTTATTTCCGTGTCTTGTTGACATGAGATTCAAAGGTGTACGTGTAGATGTGGAAAGAGCACATGCAATGAAGAAAGAATTTAAACAAGCAGAACAAGATTTACTACACAAGATAAAAGGTGAAACTAATATTGATACACAGATCTGGGCAGCTAGATCTATAGCAAATGTATTTGATATGTTGAGACTAGAATACCCAACAACAGATAAAACAGGTGCACCATCTTTTACAAAAAACTTTTTACAAGAACACCCGCACCCTGTTGTAAATATGATTGCGCAGGCAAGAGAGATTAATAAAGCACACACAACATTCTTAGATTCTATACTACGTTATGAGCATAACGGTAGAATACATGCAGAGATAAATCAGTTAAGAAACGCTGGAGGTGGTACGGTTACTGGTAGATTTTCTTATCAGAACCCAAACCTTCAGCAGATTCCTGCAAGAAACAAGGATCTTGGACCTAAGATAAGGTCGTTATTTATACCCGAGGAAGGCCATACATGGGGTTGTTTTGACTATTCTCAGCAAGAGCCTAGGCTGGTAGTGCATTATGCTTCTTTGTATAAATTACCATCAGTATATGATGTAATAGATGCTTATCAGAATGATTCTAATTCAGACTTTCACCAGACTGTAGCAGATATGGCCGACATACCTAGATCACAGGCTAAAACGATCAATTTGGGTCTTTTCTATGGTATGGGTAAAGGTAAACTTCAGGCAGAACTAGGAGTTACTAAAGACAAAGCTGCTGATTTATTTAATACATACCACTCACGTGTACCATTTGTAAAACAGCTTATGGACAAAGCATCGAATAGAGCACAAGATCGTGGACAGATACGTACTCTGCTGGGTAGACTATGCAGGTTTCACCTGTGGGAGCCTAACAGTTTTGGTATGCATAAAGCTATGACTCACGAAGATGCACTCAGAGAGCATGGACCGGGGATCAAGCGAGCTTACACATACAAAGCTTTGAATAAACTTATACAGGGATCAGCTGCTGACATGACTAAGAAAGCAATGTTAGAACTATACAAAGAAGGTATTATACCACACATACAAATACATGATGAGCTAGATATATCTGTACAAGATGAAGCACATGCAAAAAAGATAATTGAAATTATGGAACACGCTGTTACACTAGAAGTCCCTAATAAAGTTGACTATGAGTATGGTGATAACTGGGGTGAAATACATGATTAACTATGGCTTATTTAAATGCAAACATACCACCGACTTACGCACAAATAAGAAGAGAATATTTATATGATTGTAAAAAACATCATGGAGAAGTTGAAGACTGTATTATCTTTGGTCTTAGCGCTATTACAGGAAGGTCTATACTTTTTCATGCTATTATGGAAAATGGTGCAATATTTTATCGCTTACCAATTAGCGCGTTTATTCAAACGGGATTTGAGCCATCCGGAGTGCCCACAAGACGACTTGATGAATTACAGCTCTGGAATTGTTTTAGTTATTATCCTGCTGTTAATCGTTGGGATATACTAGACGGACAGGCCGGAAAGTATATAGGAAAAGACAAGAAATGGCACGCAGGTAAATATTTATTTACGGTTGACTTTGCACATCCAGAGTCTAATATACTTGACACTGATCATTCAGAGATACCGCACGAACACAAGTGCGCACACATAATTGCCTTAGATGATGGTAATTTTGCAGCACAACCTAACAATAGATGTATATGGGACATACCTTCTTTCACTGTGAAAGACAACATCCCAGACTGGAAAGTGCAGACATCTGAATGGAATGTAGAAGATAGTAGAGCTTGGCGTACTGAAGATACAGACAAGTTCTTCTATGAAATAGAGGAGAAGAAAAAATGATAGGTAATATAAAAAATAAAGTTTTGAATGTGTGGCAAAACAGAAGATACAGACAGATATGGCAAGACCATAAACTTTGTATCTCAGCTATTGTAGTTATAATAGCTGCTGCAATCATATTATAGGTTTCACAATGGAGATAGCCAGGATGAACTATTATGCAACAGGTTTACTGATAGTAATGTTAGTTGTATTGGCTTTATGTGGAGGACCACATGTCCAATAAACCATTAAATATTTCGGA